CCGCGATCACACCCACCAGCGGGCCAAGCCACGACGTGTTCGCCTGTATCCATGTCGCGACACCGGCGAGTTTCTCGGCCATCTGGGTGAGGAACGGCAACAGGGCTTCGCCCAACGTGGCCTTGGCGTTCTCGAAGGCGGCGTTCATGCGCTGTTGCTGGCCTTGCGCGGTGTCGGCCTCGCGCGCGAAGTTGCCCACGGCCTTGCCGCTCTGTGCGGTGATGGCCGCAAGCGTGGCTTGCATTTTGGCGTTGCGGTCGCCCGACTTGTACAGGTCGCCCAATCCCATGGAAGCGGCCTGAGCCTGTAGTGTGGCGTCGTTCAGGCTGATGCCGTACTTCTCTATGGGGTCCATTTCGCCCTTGAGCGCCGATGACAGTGCGTCCACGGCGTCGGCCGTGGTGCCGCCGAACATGCTGGACAGATCAGCGCCCAAGCCGATAAGTTCGTTGGTCTTGCTTGCCGACTGTTCCGCGGACATGCCGAAGTTCTGTAGCTGGCTGCCCACCAGCGTGGCGAACTCGTTGTATTCGTTCTGGCTTAGGCCCACGCTCTTGGCCGCGTTCTTGCTCCATGCCAGCATCTGCTTGCTGGAATCACCGAACACGGTTTCGACGCCGCCAACCGACTGTTGCAAGTCGCCGGCGGCCTTGGCACAGGTCGCGGCACCAGCGCCGATGGCCGCCAAGGCCGCGCCGGCGGCCACGCTGGCCTTGCCCACTTTGTCCTTGAAGGACATGCTTGCGCGCTGGGCCTTGTCCATAGCGGCCACGGCGCTGGTGGCGTCACCGATAATGCGAATGGCAAGAATCGCGCTTTTCATCGTCTCGCCTCCCTTGTCTCTTGCTCGGCCTCTTCGGTGTCCTCGCGTTCCTTTTCCAACAGTTCCAAACAGGTGCCCCAGTCCTCCGGGCTAGGCCCGCTCTCGCGACGCCATGCCCACGGGGTGCCGCCGAAGCGGGCGGCAAGCACGCACGAATAGGCGTTCAGGCCGTCGGCGTCCCAGCGGGGAAAGGGCCGAAAGTCTCTTCCTCGCCGTCGCTCACGTTGGCGGCCACCGGGGTGTCGAACATGTCCACAGCGTCGTCGGTGTCGTTGGCCATGTCCTCGATGCTCACGACGGTTGCCAGCCACCGGTCGAACGGCAGATTGGTGAGTGAGGTCTGGCGGCAGCGCATATAGGCGCTGTAGGCGTTGAACTTGACGGCGGCCTCCATGAGGCTGCCCCAGCCGTGGGCCTTGCCGTAGGTTTCTGCGGCGGTGCGTTGGAACATGGTCACCATGATTTCGTCGGTGTGACCGTCGGTGTAGCGAACGCGGGTGTTCGCCGGTGTGGTGGTGTCGCTCATTTGCTTAAATCTCCTGTGGTTATGCGGTTTATGATCTTTTCGACGGCCTGAGAGTAAAGGGCCGTCCATTCCGGTTCGGTGTCCTTCGCGGCCTTGTTGGCGAAATAGGTTGCCTTGATGTTGTGGCCGGGCCAGCCGTAGTTAATGACGCCGGCATATGGCACCTTGCCTTTGTTGCCGGCGCGCACCACGCCGGCTTTCTGGGTGGCTCCGGCGCGCACGGTGCGCGACAGTCTGCCGGATGCGTGCGGGGCCGTTTTCTTGGCCTCGCCGGCGACTATTGAAGCGGCCTCGCGGTTCACGGCCTTGAGGTCTTTCAGATCGTCGCCGGCTTTCTTCAGGCTTCGCGCCAGCTGGCCCGCGCCCTTCAGTTGCAAGGAGCCGTTGCCGCCGGCCGCAATCGTCCCGGCCAAACGTCACATCCCGGACTGCGTGTAGGCGCTGGGCGTCACGTCCGTTGCGGCAAAGCTGAAGTCGTTGGCGTTCTTGCTCTTCACGTCGCCGCCGATCTGGATGCTGGCAATCGTCACCTTGCCCTTCCATTGGACGGTGCCCGACTTGTTCGGAATGAACGTGAACGGCAGTTCTTCGCCGCTGTGCTGGTTGCACCAGACCTGAATGCCTTCCATGCTGAAGTCTTCCTTGACGCTGCCGGTCAGCGTCCAAGACTCGGTCTGGCTGCCGCCCTCGCTGTGCCCGTCAAGGAAGTTGTCAGGGTCTTCGGTGTCGGTGCTCGGCTCCAACGCTGTGTTGGTCACGTCCGCGCTAAAGTCATGTTCGCTGCCGGTGCCTCCGATCTTGAGCGAGCCGGGGCCAAGTGTGCGTACCTTCGCCATGATTGTTTCCTTTCGGTTAGTCTTCGGTTAGTTCCAAGGGGTTAAGGGTCAGTTCGTAGGCCGCGAGGTTGCCCACGCCGGCCAGCGAATAGGTGACAGGCTTCGCGCTTCGCATGTTCACCTTGCGCGCCCAGAGTCTTTCGACAACGGGTGTGATGATGTCCAACGCTTGCACCTGTGTGGCGGTGGTGCCGGCGATCACGTTCACAGTCCAGATGCGCTCTTGGAACTGGTAGCCCTCGAACGTGATCGTCGGCGGGTCGATCAGCATAACGGCCTTGCCGGGCAATGGCCGGGCCTCTTGGGCGTCGATGGTCACGGCGGCCACGAGGTCTCCGGCGGCGTCGGTGAGCAAGTCCATAAGGGCTTCGCGCTCCTCGCGCACGCTCGCGGTCATGCGATCACCAGCCCGCCCGTGGGCACGCCGACCGCGTTCAGTTTCGGCCAGACCGATCTGAGAGGGTCGGTGCTGATGCGGTATGGTTCCACCGTGCCGTCGCCCACGTCCATCACGCCCAATCGGGCGTCGCGGGCGTTGTACAGGTCGGCGGCGCATGACGTGATGCAGTCAGCGCGCACGGTGTCATCCACCGTGTGCCCGTCTATCGCGCTGTCCACGTAGCTGATGGCGTTGGTGATGGCGCGTTGCACTCGGTCGGCGTCGCCGGCCGGGACTCCGATTTCGTCACGCACCGACGCTTCGTATTTTTTCCAGTCCATCAAGGCTGTGACTCCTTTCATGATGGTTGCTATGGATGGTGCAGAGTGCGAGGGAGGTTAGTCGATTTTGTACAGGCGGGGCGTGATCAGCGCGTCCATGTCGCCTATGGTGTTGACGAAGATGTTCGTGTCGAACGTGCCGGCCGGCAGGGTTTTAGGCCCGTAATTGTTGGGGCCGAACGTGATGGATTTGCCCCCGTCGTCCGGTCTGAGCGTGGCTTGGATGCCGAAGTTCCAACTGTTAGGGCCATAGGGGAAGTCCGAAGCCTCTATCGTGTACGTTCCCGCGTCCAGATGCACCGAACTCTGCAAGTCCGCCCATGAGTCAGCTGTTGTATTGGTGGAGCCTTTAAACCGGTACGTGCCCGGTGTCGTTTCCGTGACCGTAATCCCCGGGTTGGCACCCAATGTTTTAGGCAGGCCTGTGACACGCGGATACAGGTTCGCTAATTCACCCCCCCCTAAGGCTCGTGTTGTCGGGTCGCATCCAATCGTGCGCGGTAGTACCGGATTCCAACTGGATTCGGAGGTCGCCGTCCTTCGCGGTGGGCGTGGCCTCGCTGGAGATGACGTTGAGGAACAGGCTGACGGTGCCGGCAGGGATTGCCATGACACTGTTACCCAAGTTCATTTGGTCTCCCAGTTGCTGCCACTTGGCGTCGAGGCACTTGATGTTGAAGCTCAAACCGGCGATACTAGTGCCGCTGAGTTTCACGGTGCCCTGTACCGGGCATGGGAACGTCCACGACAGGCCACGCCATTGACCGGTGGCGGTGCCGGTGACATGCAATGACCCGTCATTGTTGACGGTGGCGGTCAACCCGTTGCCCGACGCGGGGCCATAAGACAACAGGTTACGGGAGAGCACTGTGACGGGCACGACGGTTTTTAACGCTGGATTGACGGTGCTGGATATCGTCACGTCGGTTTTTCCCGGTTGTTTCCCGGTGATGGTGATGGTGGTCATTGGATCACCTCGATGTCGATAAGGTCGGTGCCGGCAGTGGTGGCGGTCACGGTCTGTGGCGCTGTGTCTGGTGTGATTGTGGCTTTGATCTCGGCATTATCGCCCGCGGTGAGGGTTACACTAGTCGGCGTAGTGCTGAGTCCCGTGGGCGTCACCCTTTTGGGAACTTCACCGGAATGAGGCCGTCAACGTTGGTGGCCGCAACCGCCATGTAGCCGTAGACGCTGTAGTTCTCGGTGAGCTTGGTGGGGTCTCCGTCGCTGAGCTGGGTCGGGCCGCCGCTTTCCCATACCGTCACCGATTCGGGGTCGATGAAGCACGCCGTGCCGTTCGGGGCCTTCGGCAGCATTTGCACCGGCAGCCGAAGGAACTTGCCGGCGATGCCGGTCAGGTCGAAGTTGCCGATGGTGTCCGAGCCGTCGCCGGACAGGTCGAAGAATCGGGAACCGCTGTCTTTCAAGGCGATAAGCGAGGCCATAACGTCTTTGCTGACGCCAAGACGGGTGAGGTTCACGTTACGGTCGTCGGCCAGTTCGGCGGCGTTCATAATCAGCGTGGCCCACTGGTCGATGGTCATGGCCGCAAGCGTGGCGGGCGCGTCAATCTTGTTGGCGTTCTGTGTCGCGTCGCGCTGAGAGGCGATGGTGTCGTACAGGTAGTTGCGGACGGCGGTTTCGGTCGCCTTCGCGTAGGCGTTGCGCAATGCGGCCAGTGCCGTGTTGAGCATAGGCGTGGTGGAACGCTCGATTACCTGACGGCTCAGGGTGGTGTAGCCGCCGTAGGTGTCGATTGACACGCTCTTGGTGCCGAACGTGACCTTGCCGAACTGCAAGGCGTTGCCCTCTGTGGCCTGTTTCGCAACGGCCGTGGTGTCGGTGCTGACCACGTTGTATTCCATGGTCATACCCTTGGCGGGCAACGTGTCGTGAGTGAGGATGTTGATGACTTTGCGGCGCATTTCGATAAGGCGCAAGTCGTCGGCAATCCAAGTGCTGGTGTTGCCGGTGTTGCCGGTGGCGATAAGGTCGCGGCATTCGTGCATGAGCTGCACGGCGGCTTCGTCGCCGCGATAGAGCGCCTGAAGGTAATCGCCAGCGGTGCGGTACTCGCCGCCCACTGTCTTGTGTTCCGGCGCGCTGCCCTTGGCGATAGCCGCCTTCATGCTGCGCTGCTCGTCCCTGATGCCGTTAAGCATTTCCTCAAGTTCCTTGTCCACCTTTGGTTCCTCGCTTTCCCTATCGATTGTTGTTTGATTGTTGGTGGTCTGTTCCGCGCTGCGATGCCCGGTGATTTTCGCGGCCTCATAGGCGGGCCACGACACCACCGACGTTTCCAACAGGCGCACGCGCTTACGGTGGGTGATGCCCTGTTTGTCGGTTTCGGACTCGATGGGGATAAAGCCCACGCTCAGCGAGTCCAGAGCGCCGTCACGCAACAAGGCCACCACGTCACGGCCGCGCTGTGTGTCCGAAATGAGCGCCGTGATATGCAAGCCGTCTTCGCGTGGCTCGGCGGCGGTGATACGGCCGATAAGTTCGCCATGCTGGTAGCAGAGCTTGGCCGTGTCCACGTCATCGAAGACACAATCAGAGTCGAACGTTTCCGCGCCCGTCCATGTGTCGATGATGGAACCGAAGGGCACGGCCACGCCCTCAAGCGTGCGCCCGTCGCCTTCATCGCTGCTGCGAAGGCACACGCCACGCAAGCCGATATCGATTCTGTTCACTGTTCGTCTCCAATCTGCTGGGGTTCCGGTGCCGGAACCAACGGGGGATATGATTCACGAGCGCGCACCTCGTTAACGGTTATCCACTTGGAATCAAGGGCGGTCTTGTAGGCGTTGAAACGGTCGCTCATGTCGGCGCGGCGGCTGCTGTCCCAATCGAAGTGGGCTTCGCGGCCACGCGGCAACAGGACGTTGAAAAGCTCCTCGATTTCGCCGGTGTAGGCCGAAAGCGTGTAGTCCGAAAACTCGATCCAGCTTTGCTCGATGTTGCTGTAGGTGAGGTTCGAGCCGTCAACGGCGGCAAGCATGATGCTTGCCGGAATGCCGAGCAAGCGGGCAATCTGCGTGGTGTCGAACTTCTGCGTCTCCAAAAACTGCAAGTCGGCGGGCTTCATGTCCAACGGAACATAGGTGAGGTTGTTACCCAACACCTTCACGTCGGCGGCGGTGCCCTGTGCCTTCCAATCGTTTTTGGCCTGTTTCGCGTACTCGGGTGTCACCTTCTGCTCGGTCTTCAAATAGCCCTTCAGGTTGGAAGAGTCCGTGTAGAAGCGCGCCTTGTAGTCGCGGGCCATTTTCGCGCCCTCAACCTCTTCGCGGGCGGCGCTGATTGGGCCAAGGCCACGCAAACGGCCCGGCACGTTCAAAAACTTGCAATGGACGATATCCGTGGGGCCGTAATCCTTGCCCAAGTAGCTGTATCGCAGTTTCGGGGCGGCGGGGTCGCTTCCATCGTCGGAAACGACAACCAGAGACGGCGGCAGCACCTCACACGACACGATTTCACCGCCGAAACGCACCAACCGCACGAAGGCGTTGCCGTCCAACGCCATGCTTGCCACCATGTCCGCCAGAAAGTCACGACGGGAACGGTTCACGTCCGGCTGGGCCACGAGACTGCTGATAGAGTCCAGTTTGAGACCGGCGCGCGTCTCGTAAATCGGCAAGCCGGTTATAGCTGTCTGCAAAACCTGAATGCCGCGAAACACGGTGCTGAGCGCCAACGGGTCATAGGCGGCTGCGCGGCTTGGCGGCATGATGCCAGCGGGCACGTCGGCCAACGCCTCGTTGCCGCGCTTCATCACGCCACCGGCCAGCTTCAAACGCTGCCACAAGCTCAAACGTCCATTCATGCCGCCCAGTATGCGAGAGCGGCGCGCCACGGGTCTAGCAGCGTGCCGCCAAGTACCGCCAAGTACCGCCAAGTACCGCCAAGTACCGCCAACAGCAACTAGGTGGTTGTTGTCAGAAGATTTGCAAGGGGCCGTCTTCCTCTGGCATGTGCGCGGCTCCCCACGCGGCCAACATGCACGATTCGAGCGGGCTGGTGAGACCGGTCGAGCCGCGTCGGGTCACGCGCCAAGCGTCACCGGCCCATGTGCGCGCGCTGTTGGCCGCGCTTGCGTCCAAGTCCGTGTCGGCGGCGTGAAGCACGGTGCCGTTGCTCAAACCGCTCACATAGGACTGGCCCACCGTGAGATAGTCGGTGGCGGTCAAATCGCAGAATCGCACGGTTTCTTCGTCGCCCATGTGCCTCAACCGGTCGGCAAGGTCGGCGCTGGTGCCGCGTGTGTCAATCACCAACGGCGCGGCGTATGTGTCGCACAACCGTTTGATTTCCGCGGGCGCGTGGCCGGTGCCGTCCATGATTTTGAGCAGTTGCGTGGTCACGCTGCCGTCATCGTTCACGATGCCCGCCGAAATGCTGGTGTGGGTCGCGTCCACGTCCACGGCGACACCGAACACCACCGGTCGCGCGCCCAGTTCGCTCGGGCTGATAGGCGGCACCGTGGTTGTGGCCCAAAGGTCGGCGTCAATCACCCTGTCGGTCACGCCTTCGTCCCTCTGGTTGCCGAATGCGCGCGCCCAGCCGCTCGGATTGTTCCGCCATTGTTCGCGGAAGTCCGGCAGTTGGTCACGTCGCCAGAGCAGACCGGCGGCGGGGTGGTAGCGCATAATCATGTCAAGGTTCTCGGGGTCAGCGTCGGGCGGCAAACCGAAGTCAAACCAACAGGTACGCCGCGACTGGTCGCCCGCTCGGCATTCGTCAAGTTTCCGGTTGAAAAACGTGCTGTCCGCCGTGCCCTCGGTCGAGGTTATCCACAGCTGTGGCTGCACGCCGGTGGCTTGCAATCGTGTCGCCATGGTCGGCACGAAGCCGTCAAGAATCATGTTGCCGGTTTCCTCGCTTAGGCTAAACGCCTCGTCCAAGGTCACTTTGTCGCCCTGTACGCCGTGGCCTGATACCTTCGTCACCGATTTAGGCATGATGATGGAACCGTTACGGAACGGCTGGGCCTCGCTGCCGCGTCCCATGTACGGCCTACCGGTGATGGGGGCGAGCGGTGAGGCTTGCAAAGTCTTCAGGAATTTCTTGAAGTGGTCGCCAGCGTCCTTGCCGGTCTGAGCGAGATAGTAAACATACCGGTTCGGCCCCCACTGCGTGTTCCGCGTGTCCCAAGCGTCCACCAGCGTTGACTTGCCGCACTGGCGCGGCGTGCTGAGAATCACCGTGTCGTAGAAGTAGGTTCCGGTGTCGGGGTCGATTTCGCCGGCCACGTCGGCCACGAGCCGTTGCCACGGCAGCAAGGGCGTGCCCAGCAGTTCGGCAAAGCGGGCCACTATAGCGCCGTCAGTCCGGCGTTCCAAGTTCCGCGCGGTGCCGCCGCGCATTGGCACGGTCACGCCTTCGCCTCGGTCAGCAGCGCGGCCAGATTCTCGTCAAGCTCGGGGGCCTCGGGGTACAGTTCGCGCAAATGATCGAAAGCGTTGTTATAGCTGTCCGCAAGCGTCGAAATGTTCTTGCCCAACGCCAGATAGCTATCGATGTTGTGCGCTATCGCGGTCATCAGCGCCGCGTAGGTGTCAGCGGCCTCGGTGACGGTCTTTCCATCGAAGAACGTCTTGAGGTTGGCGCGTGTGCGCGTCTCCATGAAGCCCTGACGATTGCCGATTTCCGAGAATCCCTCAAAGGTTCCCTGAATTGCCATTGTTCGCCTCTTTTCGTTGCAATTCCGCCGTTTTCAGGCTTTTTTTATTTTTGGTTGGGGGTGAAAAAAACTTGGCGCGGGGTGATTTCCAAGGCCGTCCGTTTAAAAAACGAGCCTCACCACTCGGGCCGTGAAGCAACAGACGTTGAACCCGAACGAAGGCCAAGGGCAACGAGCTTCGCACGCCGCGCGGCCTGTCTCACGTCCACGAGCTGCTGCGAGAGATGCAGCGAATACCATTGCCGCGCCGTCTGCCTAGCGCCCTCGTTGCGCTGCTGCGTCTCCAACCGGTCGAACACCACGGCAGCGCCGGGATCAACAACGTGAATGTCATAGTCGAGCGCCAACCATTCCTCAAGCAATCGAGGGTGAGCGTGGCTGGCCGGTATCGATTTGATAAGCCACACGTCAACAGGCGCGTTCATGCGCACCAGCTTGTTGTACGCGCCTTGCCATGCGCCTTGGCCCGCCTGAATCAACGGGGCCGTGGGCTTGGCCTTCACGTCACCGCCAAGGGTAAGCGCCGAAGCCAACTGGTCGAAGTCCAGCACCAGCGCGTCACTCGCCGCGTGTTGCGCCACATAGGAACTCTTACCGGCGCACGGCGGGCCGATAACCGCGTGGATAGTCGCGCCGTAACCGGATAGCACACGGTTGCTTCGGCTGATGTTGCACGCCTTGCACGCGCGCCGTATGTTCGCCACCGTGCCACGGCCACCGGCCTTGAACGGTATGATATGGTCGTCTTCCTCGCCGTGGTGCGTGCATACCGGCAATTCCAGCCAACAGTCATTGCCCCATGTCTCTATGACCTCTTCGCGCACGCGGCGCGGTATCGTTCCACGCTGGCGCTTCGATCCCCTTGTCGCCATTGTCACGCCTTGCCCTTCTGCTCCATCACCCACCGGTCAAGGTCGGCAACCTCGTACAGGCACGGCGAATTGATAGCGTCACCGGCCTTGAACCAGACGGGGCCGGTGTTGTCCGCCCTCATGCGCTCCATCTGCCTTTGTGAACGATGCAAGTACCGTGCGGCCTGAGCGGTCGTGAGTTTCGCGCGCGGGTTCATTCAGCACACCCCCGCGTAAGCCTTGAGCGAGGTCAACAGGTCGGCGCGGTCAAACACCTGAACACCGGCGCGCTTGCGAGGCCGCTGCACGTAGCCTTCACTGATAAGCTGCTGCAACACATGGTCTCCGGTCGGGTCAGCGGTCGGCGCAATCTTGCCGAAATGCAGCAGCTTGCACACCATGCCACGCTCAATCGAGTCGGTGCCCGTGGTGTCATGCTCCAACTGGGCGACGTTCCACCTGATAGCGTTCTTCATGTCCTTCGTCCGCTGGGCCTTATTCGCCGGTGACTGACGCTTGGCACGCCGGGAAGTCGGACGGCCGGAACGTTTGTAAGAGACTGCATAACCCATCTTGTTGCCTCGTTTCGTCGTAAGTGCTTGGTTGATGTTCTTGTGAATCGTGATTAACCGGGTTTTCATTTCATGTGACCTTCGGGTGGTGAGCGGTTGAGCGGGGGAACCTAAGCCGGAAACAAGCGTTGAAGCGCAAGGCTTCGCCGTCGTTTCCAGTGAGGTTCGCCCAAATTGCTTCGTAACGGAGCCGCGTATATCGCTTTGAGGTCAGCGGCCGAAGCCGCGCGCAAGGTCACGACAAGAGGCCCGCCACGTATGGCGGTGCTGCACCCTGTTGCGCCCTGACAATGCGCCCCAAGTCGTTCAGTAATCCCGCATGGCGTCCCCTCCGCCGTCTTAACCACCGCACCACATGCGGCGTGTTTGTAACGCGCTGGGCAAGGCGCGCTAGGGTCCTTTTTCGCGTGCTACGGATTACCTAGGGTCGTTCACCGATTGCGGCACATTCAGTTATCGGGGTCGCCTACTGTCTTCGGCGCGCCACGTCGTCGTTTGCCAAGGCGTCGTTGATTGACGCCCTGAGCTGTTCGAGCTGAGGCCGTGTGAACACTTGCCTTGTGCAAATGTCGCCACTGTCGGACCGAAGCTCGAAAATTCCGGGATATTCCGGGTTGTTAGCCACCCAAGCTCGGGAACTCATAACTGCACCTTCATTGTGATAGGCCCCTTACCGCCGATGCCGGCGATACCCATAGCCGCCTTGGCTAGACATGAGGCAAGGAACATGAACAGAAACGCCAACAGGGCGAAAGGCGCGGCCAACACGCTTCTAACGATCTTCATTGTCACCGCCCTTCCACCGAAGCGACTTCTCATAGTGCATGGTCGGCCTTCCGATACGCGCCGACGAATCGCCAATAATCACGCGGCAAGAACAGGTCGAAGGCATTAGCGCCACGTCTCACTCCATACTCGCCCTTCTGCAATACCGGATGACAGTCATCGGTAATTGCAATCACCACAGCCGTGATGAACCCGCCGCCATCGTCATACGTCACCACGTCACCGGCGATCAGGTCAGCCGACGATGTAACCGGAACATAACCAACAGGCACCGGCGTATATTCGCACGCCGTCGTGCGCTTCCTACCAAACATCACTACACCTCCAAGGGCTCGCGGCCAAGCACGAGATCAGTGGAAACGTCGAAAAAGTCGGCTATGCGCGACACAT